CCCCCAACTAGAGCATTAAGCTCTAGCCCGCAGTCGACGTATTATAGTCGACCATCAAGGTCTGGATAGACCTCGATGCCCCTCGTGTTTATGTGAAACGCACGAGGACGTTCTTGACCCAAGTGGACCTCAGTCCACGGATCGGAGTTCTCCATGTAATCCTCATCAGCCGAAGCTTCCAAGAACCACTTAAGGAGGCCCCCCGGACCATCTACCTCGTAAGGTCGACGTTCCGGTTTGACGTAAGAATACTTCCTCGTCCATCGATGGAGACGCGTGTCGAAACTCGCGTCCCAGCGAATGGGGTTGAAAGTGGTCTTATACAAAGTCCCAGAAGGAACGGGGGTGTCGAGCTTCGCCGATAAAGGCTTAGCAACGACGAAATCCGTGAGGATTTCATCACAGACACCTGCTGTTTTCCATAAACCGGCCATAAAACACCGGTTTCGAAAATCAGACAGCTTTCCGATTTGGGCTGCATCCTGACGTGACCCCGGAGGGTCCATCCGAAGGCGGACGACGGACACGTCTGTTCCGTCATAAAACTCCGCTCCACAAGACTCTCTGAACTTTCCGGTCCAGAAAGACTTGGATGTGTTCACTCGAAATCCGAAGATCTCGAGTAGATTAACAACGTCAGCCACAGCATCGACGGGGACAACGATGTCGTCCCCGTAAATGCTAACGACATGGCCCCAGAGATTGGGATCATAGGTCGTTCCGCTGCGTGACATGCCCATGAGGGCGATGATCGAGAAGACCATCGTCTCAATTGGAAATGTCAGCGCAGAACCCATAGAAGCGAACTTGGCAAGGGAGATTTCAACATCCCCTACCATCGCCCACTCCGACCGCGCTGAAAGTACAAAGTCAGTGAGGTGTGGCCATCTGTGAAAGAGGGCCGTTACCATATCGACATGTACTCTATCAGACGCCTCGCTCAGGTCGAGCGTGGCTAACTGACCAGTTTCAGACGCGGACCAGGCCAAGGCCCGGTTCCGCTCCTGATCGGAAAAACCGATCAGCCTCGATATGCTGGATTTCTTAACCCCAGCATAGATTGAAGCCTTGAGAGCCTGCTGCGCATACTGCATCGCAGAAGGTTCAATAGCTATAATTCGAGGTGAAGACTGCGTCTTCGGTACGGCGACTACCCGGACGGGTAGCTCGTCGTTATGGGCTACGATGTTC